TAACGCCCCGCCTATATTTTATAGGAGATTAATATGGCGGATGCTGTAACCTCACAAACGCTGATCGACGGCGGTAAACAGGTCGTTATGAAGTTCACTAATGTTTCCGACGGGACCGGAGAGTCTGCCGTTACAAAGGTTGATGTTTCTGCCTTATCATCCAGTGTGGACGGTGACGCTTGTACGGGCGTTGTGATTGAGCGTATTTGGTGGCAATGTATTGGCATGAAGGTTCAAATTTTGTGGGATGCGACTACGAACGCATTTTGCATTGAGCTTGGCGAAAACCAGAGCGGCTCCCACGACTATACCGTTTTTGGTGGTTTAACCAACAACGCGGGAAGTGGCAAAACTGGGGACCTTGCTTTTACAACCGTAGGGCATACTGGCGCGGACACTTATACAATTGTTTTGTATATGCGTAAAAAGTATGACTAACCAATGGCTAGTACAAAAAACGTAACTAGAACTCCTTCGGGGCGTTTGACATACAGGGGTGAGACTTTTGGCGGATACAACAAGCCTAAAAAAACTCCGGGAAAGTCAAAAAAGAGCGCGGTCCTTGCCAAAAAAGGAGACCAAGTTAAACTGGTTCGCTTTGGTGATCCAAAAATGTCTATCAAAAAAGACCAGCCCGCTAGACGTTCTAGTTTTAGAGCCAGACACAAATGCGATACTGCCAAAGACAAATTCAGCCCCCGATACTGGTCCTGTAAAGCATGGTGACGAAGAAATGAAGATACTAGAACTTTTGGCTAAATTAGAAAAACACGAAGCGGAGTGTGATTTACGTTATCAACGTATTGAAGAAAAGTTGTCTGACCAAAAAAGCTCTTTAAAAGCTTTTGATTTAAAACTTTGGGGATTAGCGGTCTTAATTTTAATCGCACCCTTTGTTGGAAAGCTTTTGGGTTAACGTTATGGCTTACTCGCGCAAATCCAAAAAAGCTTCTTCAAAAAGCACCGGCAGTAAAATATGCCCTTCTGGGAAAGCTTGGGCTAAACGTACTTTTGACACGTATCCTTCAGCGTATGCAAACATGGCAGCGTCTAAGTATTGTAAAGACCCCAATTATGCCAAGAAAAGTAAAAGGAAAAAGGGATGACGCTAAGTAAAGGTAACAAACGAAAAGTTAAAAAGGTTGTAAGGGGTTTGAACAAAGCTTCAAAGACTCATGCCGGACAGGCTAAAACTCTTAAAACAATGTTACGCTCTCCTAGAAAGAAAAGTTAAGTGGGCGGTGAGTTAAAAAAATGGCGCGACCAAAACTGGGTTAGAATAGGGTCCGACGGCTCTATAAAAGGACCTTGTGGCACTTCTAAGAACAAGAAAAAACCAGATCGTTGTTTGCCTGAAAGCAAGGCACGGTCTCTTACCAAAGAACAACGACGTGCTACTGCCGCGAAAAAGAAGCGAGGCGGGGAAAAGGGGCAAAAAGTTGTAAAAAACACAAAAGCTGCTATGGTTACAAAGATGTCTAAGGGCGGCGAACCTTCCACAACGAGGGCAAAAAGAGCTTTTCGTGGGAATACACCTCCCGGCACTGTAGTAGCCCGAGGTTGTGGCGTAGTTTTAGGAAGCAAACGTAAAAAAACAAAAGGATCAGTATCATGAAAAAACCTATGAAAAGCAAAGGTTACCGTAGCGGTGGCAAGGTTAAGAAAATGTCAAAAGGTGGAGCCGCAGGCGGTAAAAAAGTTCGACGTATGTCAAAAGGCGGAGCCGCTGGTGGTAAAAAAGTGATGCGTATGTCAAAAGGCGGGAGCCCCGCAATGACGTTAGCTCAAGTTAAGTCAGCCGCTAAAGCATTAGGTAAAAAAGTTGTTTAAAGTATAGATGGCGTATTTGCATAGCAATATACCTTATTTTAAGGCATGGGTTCGTCGTGAATACACTCATAACCATGAGGCGTACCACGGCGAATTTTTACACGCTATGGTTATTGGTGTGACAACAATACCAAACAGGTCTTTAAGTTTTCAGGTTGTATTTACTGGAAACCCTGCCGAAGGGGAAGAAGAGGACACCGTACACGGTGGAGCTATGTGGGCGCGTATGCCGATAACTGCGCTTGTTGGTGATATTCCTTTAGAAGAATGGCCCGAGCCAATGGAAACCTACGACGCACAACCTTGGGACTGCGCGTCTCATTACAACTCTGTTTACATTATGGACAGAACAACGCCTTGTCCGTGGATGGCTAAGATAAACGGTGAAATGCACCCTGCAAAGTATTTGTTCACGGTAGACTACACTGATAGCGAAATTGCTGATGATCCGGCACAACACAAACAAAACCACGTGCTTCAACTATTAGATGCAGGGGAATGGACGGGTAATATTGTGGCGTTACCTAACAATCGTGTTCGTGTAACGCACCCTGCGTGGTTTCAGACGGGAGAAGGCGCTCCGGACTTTAAACCATCTCAGCATATACATTATTCTAAATCTGATTTAGACTACACACTAGATGTTAACAAGGTTTTTGATAACCTTTATAACGAGGAATAAAATGACGCTTTCTAACAGCAAAGATTTTGAACCGGATGTTGCTGAATATGTTGAAGAGGCATTTGAGCGATGTGGTTTAGAGGTTCGTACTGGTTACGACCTAAAGTCTGCTCGGCGTTCTCTCAATCTTTTGCTCGCAGAGTGGGCCAATAGGGGCCTTAATCAGTGGACTATTAAGCAACGTACCCTCACAACAATAGCGGCGGACGGAACTTACGACCTTAGTGCGGATGTAATAGACATTTTGTCTATTGTCGTACAAAGGGACAGCACTGATTACTCGCTAACTAGGTTAAGCAGGGATGGTTTTCTAACAATTCCGAACAAAACAACGCAAGGCCGCGTAAACCAGTTCTTTTTAGATCGTCAAAACACGCCTGTTTTAAACGTTTGGCCTGTTCCAGACAACTCAACAGACGTAATTTACTACAATGCTTTAACCCGCATGGACGATGCGGACGTTTACACTAACACGCTTGATCTTCCCTTTAGGTTTTACCCCTGTTTAACGGCAGGATTGGCTTACTACATTGCTTTAAAACGCGCACCTAACCGTGTTCAAATGTTAAAAGCTATGTATGAAGAAGAATTTGACCGTGCGGCAACAGAAGATCGTGATCGGTCTTCTTTTAACGTTGTTCCAAACTATCAGTATTATAGGACAAACTAATGGCCAAGTTTGCTTCTGGAAAAAAAGCTTATGCAATATCTGATCGGTCCGGGTTCCGGTATCGGTATAAAGACATGCGCCGGGAGTGGAATGGCTTACTTGTTGGTCAAGATGAGTACGAGCCCAAGCAGCCTCAACTTGGTCCTTTTAGAAAAGTTGTTGATCCTCAAGCGTTGGAGAACGCTCGTCCAGACTCTCCCAACCCTACCAGTGCGTTTTTGGTTATAACTACAAATAGCGTTGTTTACTTGGGGAATGGCAACTGGGCAAGTGGTGGAACAGCGGAACTTCCTTCTGAATTAACCATAACAACTGCCTTAGAGGGCGGTGTGGGCACGGTATCGGTGGTAACAACATGAGTTTTACATATGCAGAACTAAAACAAGCGATCCAAGACTTTGCAGACAACAATGAGACAACGTTTGTAAATAACTTGCCGGTTTTTATACGACAGGCAGAAGAACGTATTTTAAAAAGCGTTCAACTCAACTTGTTTCGCAAAAATGTAGAAGGAAATATGTCAAGCTCCGACAAATATTTGGCTTGTCCTAGTGATTTTCTTGCGCCATTTTCTTTATCTTTTGTTGATTCAAGCAGTGACTCTGTTTTTTTAGACTTTAAAGACACAGATTTTATACAATCGTTTACTCCTAACAGCGCGACCACAGGAAACCCGAGATATTACGCTGTTTTTGACATAAACAATTTTATCATAGCCCCTACGCCAAGCTCTGCCTTTAACGTTGAACTTCACTACTATTATCGACCGGCTAGTTTAACCACCTTGGCTGGAACGGGCACTACTTGGCTGAGTGAAAATGCGTCTATTGCCATACTTTACGGAAGTCTTGTTGAGGCTTATATTTACATGAAGGGTGATGCCGACATGATGGCTCTTTATGAAAAGAGGTTTGCCGAGGCTATTATGGGAATGAAAGGACTTGGAGAATCTAAAGAAGTCACGGATGAATACCGCACCGGAGTAGTGAGGAGACCTAAACAATGAATATCCCAGCCTTAGACATTGGTCTTTCCAAGGACTTTGCGGTTGAAGTTCATACTTCAAACGGTCGTGGGTTTAACCCCGAGGAAATTGCAGAACGTTGCGCTGACAAAATTATCTCAGTTTCCGACACCGCACACCCTGCTATACAAGCGCAGGCCCGTGCTTTTAAAGATAACATTGTTAAGCTTGTAGAATTTTATTTAGCAGAAGCTGTTAAAAATGACAGAACTACTGTATATAATGCACTAACCGACGCGGGACACCCGGAGCTTGCGTCACTTATTAGGAGATTGTGACATGGCCTTTAATGGTAACTTCATGTGTACGAGCTTTAAGCAAGAACTTCTTGAGGCCAAGCACAACTTTTTGAACAGTGGGGGCAGCACGTTTAATTTAGCTCTTTACACGAATAGTGCCACTTTTACAGCGGCAACTACTGCGTACACTTCAACCAACGAAATAACCAACACTGCGGGAAGCGCGTACTCTGCCAAGGGTGTGGCCCTAACACGGGTTAATCCTTCGGTTTCGGGTACTACCGCTCTCACCGACTTTGCGGATGCTTCTTTTAGTTCTGCGACGTTTACCGCTCGCGGCGCTTTGATATTTAACGACTCAGCTTCAGGCGATCCCTCAGTGGTTGTTCTGGATTTTGGTGCAGATAAAACAGCAACTAACGGTACTTTTACGGTGGTTTTTCCCACTGCTGACGCCAGCAACGCGATTATTCGGATAGCCTAATGGCCGACATGGTAGTTGCCTATTTAGGGTGGAACTCTTCTAGTCAAGGCTGGAATGGTGGCACTTGGGGCAACGACGTGGCTCTACCCGGATCAACGGGTTCTGTAGGATCAGTTGTTGTTGCGGCAACTGCCGTTGTCCCCGTTACGGGGTTAACTTCCACGGGCTCTGTAGGATCAGTTTCTGTCACAGGAACAGCTAGTGTGGCTGTAACGGGAATAGCTGCAACGGGTTCTCCCGGAGCGGTGACGGTTACGGGAACTGCCTTATTTAGTGTAACAGGGGTTTCGGGAACGGGGCAAGTTGGAGATGTTGGGGCTCTTATTGAAATTGACGTTGATGTACCCGTTACGGGTCTTTCAGCTACGGCCTCAGTATCTCCAGAGGGAGTTCTTGTTTGGGGAAGTATTGTCCCAGATCAAAATCCGGGGTATAGTAGCATAACGCCGTCTCAATCTCCCGGATTCACCGAAATTGCAGCGTAAGGATTTAAAAAATGGCTAGTACATATGTAAATGACCTAAGATTAGAAGAAATCGCTACGGGCGAGCAATCTGGTACTTGGGGCGACACAACAAACACAAATTTAGAATTAATTGCGGAAGCGTTCTCTTTTGGCACAGAAGCCATAACAACAAACGCCGACACGCACACAACTACGATTGCGGATGGGGCAACTGATCCCGGACGATCAATGTTTTTGAAGTACACCGGGACTTTAGATTCTGCTTGTACGATCACAATAGCGCCAAACACGGTTAGCAAGTTGTGGTTTATTGAGAACGGAACCTCTGGTTCACAGAACATCCTTATATCCCAAGGGTCTGGGGCTAACATTACAATCCCACCGGGCGACACTAAAGCCATCTATTCAGATGGCGCTGGTTCTGGCGCGGCAATGGTTGATGCTTTTGCCTCTTTGTCTGTTGTTGATCTCAAGGTTCAAGACGATCTGACGGTTACGGATGATGTGGCGATTGGCGGATTAGCCACAATCGGTGAAACCCTTGCTGTAACAGGCGTAGTCACAGCCAACGCTGGTGTGGTTGTAGATAATATTACAATAGATGGTC